TTCCGACATCAGTTGGGTATGGCACTGGTGAATCCCATAGACAAGTTGACTCATTCAAGACCCAAGATGCAAATGGCTTGGGAGGAATAAAAGCATCTCTGTTAGCGTCATAGGTGTATCCAAGGCCAGCGTAATTCTTGCGAAATGGAGTTCCACCCAATGTGTGAACACCTCCAATTGTGTTGTAACTGGTTTGTTTCCAATTTCCACCAATGAGTCTTTGACAAAATGCAATGCCAATGGATTCCATATGATTACCTTGTGCGTCTGCCGTGTCAGCGTCTGCCACCACAATCACTTGAGTGACTATGTTATTTGAATCAATTTGTGCAAAATGAGCGATGATATATTCTCCTTAAAAATGACAGGCGTAAGGCCCGTGATATAAATTTCTAGCTTCAATAGCAACTAAATCAGCCAATTCCAAATCATCAAAAAAACCAAAGTTTTTACGTTTTGCATTTACTGAAAAAGAAACAGACCATTTTTTCATTGAACTATGCCAAAAAACATTTTTACAACCAGATTTATTGGTTTTATGTAATTTTCTATTTATGCAATTTTGTTGTTGCGTAGCTTCACGCAAATTTTCAATTTTGTTGTTTGTTCTGTCATTGTCAATATGGTCAATTATTTTTGGTAAATAACCATAATGAAACAAAAAAATTAAACGATGAATTACATAAACTTTATTTTTAATTACAGCTCTATGATATCTGTGCGCTTTATTTATTGGAGTTTCTGTTTTTATATTTCCAGTTTTTTTAACAATTAAATGTCCATCTTTGTAATCAAAGTGTTCTTTTAAATAATTTTGGGTTATTTCCATTATTTTCCCCCTAATTCTTTGATCTGTTCGTCTGTCCAAATGGTGTTGATAGAGTCTTCAAAAGCCCTTATCTTTTCCATTGTTGCATCCAATTCTTCCCATGTCGGGCATGGTCTTGGGTCTTCCCATTGGGTGATGTTGCGGTTGCTGATCTGCCACTTAGCACCTGGTCTAAGCAATTGAAACGCAGTCTCTATGCCGTAAAGTTGATAGATTTTTACCATGACAATATCACAATCCCTGAACCACCAGCAGCACTAAATGCAGAGCCAGATGAGTTTCCACCGCCACCACCACCACCACCAGTGTTTGCTGTTCCCGCACTTAAACCATTAGATGGGTCACCTTGACCACCTGAACCGCCACCACCTGTCCCGCCGTTGTTATATGGGCCACCTGAGTAACCACCACCGCCACCGCCACCAGCATAATAAACAGTCGATCCGCTATATGAAGATGATAAACCAGCTCCACCCGATCCAGGGCTACCAGCACTTGCAGCATTACCACCAACAGCATTTGCACCGCCCCCACCACCGCCAGCACCACCAGTGTTACCTGTGCCGCCATTGTTTCCACCAGTCGTGCCAGAACCACCAGCAGTAAAGCCTGATCTATAACCACCACCACCGCCAGAACCGCCATTATCTCCTGTACAAGTGCTATTGGTATTTGTGCTTGTTCCGCCACCACCTCCACCTGTAGCAGTTATGCCGTTAAATATTGAATTACCGCCAGCACCACCTTTTACAGTTCCATTTGTAACAACAGCCGTTCCTCCAGCACCTACTGTGACAGCATAAGAAGTTCCAGCAGTAACAGACAATCCTGTGCCCGTTAAAAAAGCACCAGCTCCGCCACCACCTCCTCCAGCTCCACCTCCAGCACCACCAGCAACTACCAAGTAGTTAACAGAAGTAACGCCAACAGGTGCAGTCCATGAACCTGAAGTATTGAAAATCGTTGTTCTTGTTGTGGTTGGAACTAAATAAGAAATAATGACAATACCAGAACCGCCACCACCAGATGCCTTACCCTCGCCACCACCACCGCCACCACCACCAGTGTTTGCAGTTCCAGCGGTTGCGCCAGATGCTCCATAGTGACCATTACCTCCACCACCAGTTCCGCCAATACCACCTTGACTTCCAGCAGAATTGTGGTTTGAACCTCCGCCACCACCGGCATAATAAACGCTTGAGCCACTTAGGCTTGATGCTAAACCAACGCCTCCATTACCACCTAGAGCGGTTGAAGATGAACCACCAACAGCACCAGCGCCACCCCCACCAGAACCGGCAATACCATTGTTGTTACCTCCAGCATTTCCTTGACCTGATGTACCAGAACCACCACTTGAAAAAGTTTGTCCGCCGCCACCGCCAGAACCGCCAGAAACACCGTTGAGGCTGTTGTAAGCACCACCACCTCCACCGCCAACTGCGCCAGTTGATCCATTTACTAAAGTGCCAAATAATGAATTTGTTCCATTATTACCTACAAGACTGCTGCCGGAAGTAATTCCAGCACCACCAGCTCCTACAGTAATGGTATATGTTGTACCTGGTGTAACTGATAAACCTGAACCAGCTAAATATCCTCCAGCACCGCCTCCGCCACCATTACCTAAACCATCAAAACCACCTCCAGCGCCACCACCAACCACCAAATAATCAATGCTAGTGACCCCAGTAGGAGCAGTCCAACTAGATGTTGAATTAAATATTTGAATAACTCGATAGTAGGATTTTTTAGCCCCACTAAAAAAGAAATTAGGTGCGCCAAACATTATGCGAACGCCTGTGCGTAAGTGCCGTACCAAACGCTATTGATACAGACAAAACTTAAAATATCCAATCCTGTTGTAGCCGTAGTTGTAATTGTTGGTGCTGTTCCACCAGGCCACTTAACGCCTGTAAATGTAGCAGTCCTTGATCCTGTACCATCTTGGATTAGTTTAATAATAAACGATGTACCACTTGTCGCAGTTGGCATGGTAAACGTACAGTTACCAGTCAATGTGTAGCTAAGAACAGTTCCTGAAGATAACGACAAAGTAACCGCTGTGCTTGAGTTAGTAAGAGCTGGAGCAGTTTCTAAATATGCTGTGATTGTGGGATTGGTTAGAGTTTTGTTGGTAAAGGTTTCAGTACCCGCCAATGTAGCCAAAGTACCTGTTGTAGGCAATGTGACGTTGGTGCTCGCTGTTACTGTCAGCGTAGTAGTAAATGCGCCTGAAGTGGTAAATGAACCACCCAAAGTAATGGTGTTTGAACCATTGTTTACGCCAGTACCACCACCAGTTCCTGTTAATATTCCCCAAGAAAGTGCAGCACTCGAACCGCCTGAAAGCAATGCTTGACCAGATGTACCATATGAGCCATTGAATGCCACTGCACCGCTGGTATTGATCGTCATAGCGTCTGTTGCGCTACCATTGATGACCAAGTGAATTGAGTTTGATGTTGTGGTTCCTAGCGATAGATCGCCGCTTGTTGCTGTGACGTATGTTGCGTTTGCTGCATTTAGTGAACCTGTACCAGAGAAGGTCGATGAGTTGATACCAAAGTCGCCGTAGTATGTTGTGGCAGTACTGAGGTTGTTGGCAACAATGAAGTCGGCTGATGCGGCTGTGCCAGAGCTGGTGTTTTGGATAACTCCTTGTACATATGTATTGGCGCTAACTTGGGAAGATATAACAATGTTGGTATCTGAAAAACCCAGTGTGCCTGTGATGGCATTAATACCTTGAAAGTCTGTGCCGTTATAAGCAACAAGAGCGGCTGCACCGGGGGGAATAGTAACTCCTGTACCACCAGACTTCTTGATGGTGATTGCATACCCGCCTGTTGTGCCGTTGATGACGTAGTACGTCTTACTGATCGCAGGGGCAATGATGTTTCGGTTGGCTGTCCGAGCGCCCGTACAGTTAAGAATGTAGTACTGGGCTGTTGTTCCTACAATATTATTACCAGACGTAGAGCCCGTTGTTTGGGCAAGCGTAACATCTCCATCAGTGGTAATTGTGTTTGTGCCAGAGATGGCAATATCAATATAGTCGGTCGTGCCGTAATTGATGTCATAGCCCCAGTTACCTGATTCGGTTCCTGTGACTGGTTCTACAAGTTGTAGATTTGTTGAATATCCAACGGTCATTTAATGCTCCTAAACTGTCGTAATTTCTGTCCAACCGGGGGTTTCCGCATCCGCAATCTCTGACCATCCCGGTGTTTGAGGATCATTGATTGGCGTCCAACTGGGCGTCTGCGCTGTATTCATGGTTGTCCAAGAAGCCGACTCTGGATCGTTAATTACCTGCCAAGAGGCCGTTTCACTGTCGTCAATTAGATTCCAGAGTAGTGTACCAAAAACTGAGTCTGTTGCAAGTATTGTTTCAAGAATTTGGACAAAATATATACTTCCTGCAATAGTTTGCGTATCCGCTAAAGTCACCGTTTCCGTCACGCTGTTTGCTGCGGTTAGGGTATTTGTCAACGAATCCAGCAACGAAAGGGTCTCAAACACCGCTTGGAGGAAGGAAATTGCTCCCGCAACTGAGTCCAAGGCTACCGCAGTTTCAGACACAAATAGCTGGGAAGAACCCCCTACAACGTAGTTATCGGTGACTGTAGCTGTCTCAGAATCTGTTGCGTTATAGGTAGAGCGGCCAACCGAGCTATCCGTGACCGTAGCTGTCTCAGAGATAAAGCAGGCAAATGTCTGAGTTGTATCAGGTGTATCTGTCAGGGTTATTAGTTCGGCAATCGGGCAATAAAGCGTCTGAGTTGTATTAACTGAATCTGTGGTTGTAATTGTTTCCGATACCTGTACCACAAAAGTTTGGGTTGCTGCTATAGAATCAGTAGCGCTAATTAATTCACTAACAAAATTAGATGTCGATGTGCTATTTTGTATAAAATCTGTAGTCGTTATTGATTCGGATATAGCAGTTGCAAAAGTTTGTGTACTATTAATGCTATCCGTTACTATACTTGTCTCAACAACTAAACAAACAAAAATTTGGGCAACGCTGACAGAATCAGATACAGCTAATGTCTCCGATAATGGGCAATAGAACGTCTGGGTTGTACTGACTGAATCCGTAACTGTCGCTGTTTCGCTGACCGCCAAAGAATAAATAGGCTGGGATGTGACTGAATCCGTGACTGTGATGGTTTCAGAAACCGCAGAACTTACCGTATTTGTTACTGTGACAACATCCGCCAAAGTAGACCCGCCACCCCATGCACCTGTACCCCAAGTGTCTGCGCCAAAAGCAACTACAAAACCTTCGACTATCTGTAAGGAAGTGCTGTTTCCAACATCAACGGTATCAGTTACTGTGACTGTTTCAGAGATAGCTGGGTTTGAAGTATTAACCGCATTAGGAGAATCAGTGACCGTGGCAGTCTCAGTTAAAGCCAAATTGCTGACGGCTATTGTTGCCAAGCTATCGGTTACAGTAGCAGTCTCCGATACCGTGGAGCTATCAGAAACGGCATTAGTTACCGAGTCTAATAAAGAAGATGTGCCGCCCCAGTTTGATTGCCCCCAAGTACCATAACCAAAAGGGGAGACAAAACTCTCAGCTACTGTAACACTAGATGTTCCCGATGGATAAAGCGTATCCGTTACAGACGGCGTTCCACCAAAAGCATTTGTACCCCAAGTCGCAGAACCCCACCCACCATTATTGGCGTATTCAGTTACTGATACATTGTAGGTGGACATGCATTATGCAGCGGCTAGTTGTTCTTCGTTAAACCATCTTTGCTGGGCTACGCTGTTCTCATCCGTCCAGCCAATCAAGTATTGGATGTTTCCAGTAGAGTCCATCTGCATAGCCAAGACTGGGCCCGCAGGATCAACAGGAGCAGGAACTACCTTGACGTTCTCACCAATTACAAATTTTGCAGCCATGATTGATCCTTAGCAGTTAGCGGTATAAGTGACGTTCAACGTATCGCCTGACAAAACAGAACGGTTTCCAGTCGTAAAGCTACCAGCAGAATACAAAGTACCTGTCGTACCTGACTTGGTGCTGACTGTCGTTAAGAACGCGCCTGCAATAGTGCCAGTAGCATTGATAGTGAATGCTGTAGCAGAGGTAGAAATAGTGCCAGTACCAGCAGTGCCAGCGCCACCACCAGAAGCAGAAGCGGCCCCAAAAGCAGCAGCAGGACGAGTCGATTGAGAGTAGCCAACATTTTCAGTCCATCCCGAATGTGAAGACATTGTATCGGCGGCGTTATAGGTGGGGGTAGAAGCACCATCCACCAAGCCCAAATACCAAGTAGCCGTATAAGAAGAGCCCGCAAAATACTTGTTCAAGAGGTCAGTCTTACCCACGTTGACCACGAGGTTCTTGAATGTTTCTTCCCAACGGATTGTTCCGTCAGCAGCAATACAGGTAACGGTGTAGTGACCTACCACACTTGTATCTTCTGTTAATGCAGAGTTTACAGCCACCGAAACAGCGGTCTGCTCGAAAGGTTTAATGTTTTCTGTTTGCATTATGCAATCCTTAAAATAGCGGTTGTGTTAGTAGGTGTTGGGAATTGAACTGTAAATGAATTGGCACAAGTAATATCACTACCAAAGTCAAGAATCGCCACAGAAGCATTTCCTTGTGTTTGATTGTATATCAAGGCACCGCGAGCTGTAAAGGCTGCTGGGCTCCAAATTGCGTTGGCAAATGACCAATAAGCTGTTGTCCCAGATACGCCTGAAGTCGGTGTAGTTGTAATGACTAGTTGTTGACCCCCAGCAGTATAGCCCGAACCGGATACTTCTCCGACCATCCCAGAAGTCCAAGCTGTAGTAGTTGGGCCTAGATTAGCTGCAGAAGTAAACAAAGCAATATAAAACGTATTGGGGCTAGTAGGCCCAAAGTTGTGCAAACCCTGTGCAAGCTGGACTTTAAAGCTGGTGGTAGCTGTTTGAGCAATAGCCATTATGTAACATCAATCCTAGTTTGCCCAGAACGGTATGCGTCACGACGCTCCATACCATCACCAAGACGTTTAGCCAATGCCAATGCTTCTATGTATTTTTGGTTGTATATGGTAAACATATCAGTTTCACCTTTCATAAAGGTATAAGCCTCAACCAAAGAGCCGTATAAAAGCACAGTATCAAAATTGTTTCCAAGCCAAGAAGTACCACTAGAAGCAGTGGTGATTGATTCTGGGTAGTAGTAATAGTGCAGCTCGGCCGAATAGTTAGCGTCAGGCGTTGGGCCTAAGATGAAAGACAGATAATTACTAACTGTCCCGCTTGCCACAGTCGGCCCAAACAAAGAGTAATATTTAGGCGTGCCGTAAGCGATTGGATCCCCGTAGGCTTCACGAATATAGTTTACGTCTTTATTGAGCAAGTACAGATAGTTTCCTGTAAAAGAAATAGTACCTGAAACCGTAGCACTATTTGGCATTGTTAGGGTAACCAAAGTACCAGAAACAGCAAGAACAACTGCACCGGCCCCAATACCCGTACCGGATACGTACATACCCGCAGATACAGCTGGAGACGGTGTAGAAGTTAATGTTATATAGAATGCCCCTGAAGTCCCTGTAGCCGTAGCTGAAGTATTTTGATATATGGCCAACGAGTACGGTGCAAGAAAATCAGAGGGGCAAGAGAGATATTGGTTATTAACAGTAATAGCTCCAGTCACGTTTTTGCGTAATGATGGGAACTGTACCGAATTAAAGATGCGCTGCTCAGCTTGCTCAACAAACGTAGGAATATCTGCTACGAAAGTAGTTTCGTAGTTCTGTGTATAGTCCTGTATTAGTTGCTTAAGCTGGGTGTAATTCATGCCATTGGGCCTCTAGACATTACGCCTTTAGTAGCTGCACCTGTACCACGCATTTGAATACCTGAAGTCTTTGTGGGTGGGTACTCATTACTACGGCTGTTAGCCACGGATACATTGGCATTGCGTAGATATTCTTCATTACTACTCACACCTGCATGAACAGTATTAACATCCACAGCTTTACCCGTCATAGTATGTGGGGGTGCGTATTCTTCGGCAGGGCCGTTGAATTTTTTATTGGGTGACTTGATTGAAGTAGCCATATTAACCACCTCTACCAGAAGAACGCTGATTCATGACTTTAGCCATGCCACGACCATGCTGCATCATTGACTTACTGGTAACACCACCAGCAGCGAATTTGGTAGGTTTACTACCTTTGTGCATATGGCCTTCATGTTTCTTAACTTCTTTGTCGGCGATCTGCTTGACTTCTTTCTTATCCATCTTAAACTCCTATGTTACAACTACCGTTACTGTACCAACTTGTACTTGCGGTATCAAGTCATTTTGAGTCAACGGCACATCAAAATTTCTAGAACCACCGACTGGATTCCAACCCCATTGGAAAACCCTGCTACCTTCGCCTGTACTGCCATCAGCTAATAGACCCGAAGCTACGTAGCTTCTATCTGGCCTAGGGTTGCGAAGACCTTGTGGGTCATCGACTGGATACATACCCAATTGTAGTTGAGGATGATCTGGATCCCAGCACCGAGGACAAACCAGCAACTCGTAGTTTTTGGTCTTGACAACTTCTTTTTTGAGTTGTGTTAACTTAAAACGAAACCCGCAGCGATCACATTCGGCAATCGCATTCTTACCCGATGCAAACCGATTACCCATCAGTAGGTCGATCCAATAAACATCTGGCGAGGAACAAACCGGATAGCCGCTTTCTCATGATCTTCCTGCGCTGCCAGTTCCCATGCCTCATCATACTGGGCTTTAAGCATTGGTAGGCGTTGCATGTCTGCTGTTTTACCGCCCAAATAGTACGCAAGGCCTGCAATCATGCAGGGAATAAACCTAAATGGAACGTCCATAACATTCACGCCGCCGCCAGCATCCTGCGTCCTACGCATTCTCCAATATACAAATTGGTACTGCTGTGCATTGTCTGGGGTTGGCCAAACCGTAACGGACGGTAGATTTTGATAATTAACTAACGAGCCCACATTATGGGTAGCTGCAGTTGTATTATTTTGGCCACGGAAACAGTTTCCTAGCTGGTTGCCGCTCACGTAGCTGTAAAAGATAGTCTCGCTATCGATCTGAATAAACCCTGTATTGGGCAAGCCAACCACTGATGTAAGCGTAATTGTTGTATCCGTAGCGCCAACAGCGGAAGCCACCATAGACGTAGTCGGCGAAGTCATACTATCTAGGCGTTGAATCCACACCTGAATGGGCCGCCCCTGCTGAATTTTATTGGGCAACGTAGCGTAGGTAGAAATACTAATACGGGTAATGGTCAAGTCTGCTTGATTGCTTGAACTGTTTGCCTGAGTACGTATTACATGATCCAAAAGATCGACGGTGTCGGCGGGCAAAGCATAAGTAGTTTGACCTTGGACTAGGTTAATAACGCCAGAATCCATCGTCCACATGTTAATGCCACGATTAGCCCAGTCCGCAAACATAATATTAAGGCTACGCCGAGCACTACGCAAATCATAGCCAGTACGAACCTCAGAACCAATGCGCTCAAAAGCCTCCTCAACAATCTCTGTGAGGTCTAGGTTAAACGCAGCGGTTCCAGATGTACTAGGAGAAGTGGCCATTATCTAAATCCTGCTGTTTTCTTTGCAATCGTCTTGGGTTGGGCTACAAATTGTTTACCTGCTGCCTTACCTTTACGCTTTGCTTTTGTCGTTGCCGCATACTCTGAAGGAGACAAAGATTTAATTGCGGCCTCCGGAAGATACCGCTCACCCGTTTTGCTTGATGGCTTACCGCTTTTGGTTCGCCATTTTTGATCGCCCCAATTTTTGAGCGATTGCTGGGTGGGTTTAAGCGCCATTTCCATAGTTCCCAAATTCTTCTAAGTATTCTAGCGCATTACGTAATACTATAGGGCTGTCTTTAAACATACCTAAAGCTCTGTTGCATTGTTTACATAACACACCGCGAAACTCTCCAGTATCGTGATTATGATCTATTGCACTACCAATTAGAGCAATTTCATTTTTACAAATTGCACAACATCCTTCTTGTCGTTCATAACAATCAACAAGTTGTTCAGGCGTTATCCCGCGACGGTTGCATCTTTTAGCTAATGTCCAAGGATCTTTTTCACGATACTCAGCAATTCGATGTGGATTATCTTCAGCCCAATCTTTGTGTCTTTTGTATAGACAAGTGTTACAGTGGCTTTTGTAAAGATGTTTCATTTCTCCACCTCGACTGCGAAAAGCAGACAAAGGTTTTGATTCTCCACAATCTGTACAAGTTTTTATAGCCTCAGTCACGATAACCGCCTCCGGCTGCTTTATATTTTTTTGCAACTAGTTGGCTTTTGCGGGCTGACCATTGACCCGCACCTGTACCTTGAGTTGCTGCGGCTTTTACTTGCGACACAATCCGTTTACGCAGACTGGGTTTAGTGTAATTACCAGCAGCATTTACTCCGCCGCCTTTTTTATACATTTCAACATCTTGGGGACTATCCTTACGATGTATAGTTTTTTTGCTGGGCATTTTTGAAGGGCTGATTACGCCCATGCCCCGGCTCGCCATCATTTAGCACACCTTGCAATTTGTGTGGCCTTTGGTAATCTTACCATCAGCACGTTTAGATGCAGAGGCCATGCCACCTTTTTTCATATTGAGGGTTGTATAGCCTTCGTCGCCCTCGTAATCATCGGACTTGGTTGCAGGCTCAGCCTTAACCGTTGTTTTAGACACAGAACGTTTAATGGGCTTCTTATCTAAAGCTCCTTTGTCAATACGTTCTTGCGCATCTTTGGTCAAAGTGACTCGCTCTCCAGATGTAGCTGCTTTAGCTGCCGCATCCCCAAGTCCAGATTTATTAACCATAGCCTTACCAAGACCTGTAGACTCATCGATGGCACGGCCTATATCATAACCACCTTGAAGGGCAGCACCTGCTGCACCGGCACGGCCAACCAAGCGACTAGCTGCTCGGCTACCGGCTTCTTTAACTGCATCAACTGCAGCTCCTCTAAGATTGGAAGTACTTTTGCCGACTTTGCGAGCATCTTCCATAGTACTCTTGACAACATCATCATCAAACTTAGGTACTCTATCCCATCTTGTGGCCATGATTAACTCCTACTTGTGGTCGTGATGCTTCATGTGAGCTTTAACATGCTCATGGTGATGAGCCATTCCACCTTTAGCCATATGGTGTCCATCGTGGTGTGCCAAGTGCTTAGCAACGTGATCATGATGGTGAATATGACCGCCTTCAGCGTGGTGGCTACCGTGCTTTTTCATATGCTCGGCAATATGCTCGTGATGGTGCTTAACGTGCCCGCCGTGTTTCATAGCATGAATGTGGCTATGCTCTTCGGGATGGGGGTGTTGAGCGTGGTGCAACTCGGTCTTGCCGTGATGCTTTTCTCCACCGCTATGAAATGGATGCTTATGGTCTGCGATATGGTCGTGATGCTTCATGATAACTCCTTAATTAACAGGCTTTTCCGCCGCGTTTCATACCCAAGGGCTTACCTGCGCCCATCTTAGGCTCCATAGCACGTGTATGGCCTTTTTTCTGGATACTGTGTTCACCGTGTTTGAGCTTACCACCCACTTCGGCTTTACCCATCTTAGCGGTTGTTAAACCACTTTTTTCAGAAATGCCATGTTTGCCAGTAGTCATACCACCAGAAGCCATCTTTTTAGTGTGGCCACCACGTTTCATGCCCTTGGCTTCAGCACGCTCTTCTTTAGCGAGTTTTTCCAAAGTTTTAGCTTGACGCATTTCGCTTGCTTTTTCCGATTTCATGATTCCACCTTTTTTCATTAAAGCCATTTCGCCGTGTCTCGTTTTGGCAGAGTTTAATTTTTCCAAATCAGGGCGGGACACTCCACCACGACCAAACTTTTTACCTTTGTCGGCTTCGCTAAAGTCTTTACCGACATTCTGCGATACTCCAACTTTTTTAGCAAATGCTTTGTTATGGGCAATTGCTTCCATGAACTTATGTTGTTTTGCTGAACTACTGGGCATCATCAATACCTTTGCGGCCAATTAAAAATTTAACAGTGTCGGTTTCCCAAATACGAATACACATCCAAACAATTGTTAGTATACCGCCAACCAATGCAACAATGGGTGGAAACCACTCCATGAAACCGCCGAGGCCAATAACCACAACAGCCCCATCGACCATATTTTTAGTGTCGTGTGCGTTTGTCATATCAACAATTCCACGCCCGAAGGCTTTTGTTAATCCGGCTGTTTGGGTCTTTCGCCGTCTTCTCTGACGTTAACTTGCTCTTCATCCCCTCCATTCGGGCGCAAAACGATTTCTTTCTTGAGCCGCCCTCGGGTTGTGGAGGTTTTAAATTCATCCCTTGCTTCTTTGCGGATGCTCTTCCTTTGGCGTTTAATCCGCCCTTCGGATTCTTTCCCTCTTTGCGTTGCCATGCAGGAGTCGTTGCCATTATTTGCTTCCAGAATCCACACTGTTTGCGATCAATACCCCACCAATATTAATTCCTACTGTTGCTGCAGTAGTTGCGCTAGGTGCAATCTGCCACTGGATGTCTGTTCCAGCTGGGTAAGCGAATGGGAATGTACGTTGAATATTGTATTGCTGAACAAATGGTGTATTTAGAACAACACGTTTAACCAATGTAGCTGAAGAGTTTAATACGGACGGATACTGTGCAACTGCTCTATAAGTTGTGTAATTCGCAGTATTGCCTGTAAAAGAACTGTTTGCAGTAAATCTAGTAAACTGAGCCGTGTAGTTGTTTGGAACTGTATACACAGCCATCTGTGAAGTACCTAAACTCACAGTGCTACCGTTATAGGTCGTTGTATTGATCTGTGCGTACTCAACAGCACCAGAAGTAGCAGCTTGATTCTGAATCGTGATTTGACCAGTAGGATTTACTGTACTAGCCAATGCAACAGAAATGTTGTTAATTCTAAAATACGATTTAGTTGTTGCTACGCCTGTGCCAGCAGTGCCGCCCAATGCAACTATTTCAGATTGAGGGTTGTAATTCGCATCGAGCCCAGTGACTTGAATCAACGCCCCAGCATCACCTGCGCCAACGGTACTAGCCACATACATGACTGCGGCGCTTGATGGAAATACATAGTTGGTTGTAGGAGAGTTCTCCCACATGGTTACAAACAATCCGGCTGTTGTGCCAGTTGTGCCATAACCAAAAATATTTAACGGCGTGTGATACGCAATTTGATTGCGAGAAACTTGCAAATCAAAAGGTTCGTACTGACCTCTTTGGGTAACCGAAGATGGTGATCCAACAAATTGTCCCATGAATAATCTCCTTAAAGGTTGAAGATAGGGGCCGAAGCCCCTAGAGATTAATCAAAATTACCGTAGGGGTAAGTTGTCAATGTACCAATGTTATTGTCAGGCTGTACATAGCGGAGTGTAAAATACATAGTTCCGGCATTAGGCGCAGGGGTTGTTGTACCTGTCAACACCAATGTAAATACAACTTGCGACATGATGCTTGATCCGGGGCCTGAACCTTGATATACAGTTTGTGTAATATCTTGAGTTGTAGACTGCAATGCAATCAAATTAGCGCCTGAATAAGTTGGTGTATAACGACCAGCAGTAATAGCGTTTGTAGCTACAGTCAAAGTAGTTGTAGCGTAAGTAGAAGCATTAAACGCATTACCGATCAACACAGAAGCTGCAGTCAATGTAGCGCCTGAAGTGCCAACCGCTGTACCAACATCGACAATTGCATCAACAATTTGGCAGCCTTGTGGGAGATACATCACTGCGCCACGATACACGGTTGTAGCTGCGTCAGCAGTAATTGTTGCCGCTACTGGGGGGGATACAGAAGCAGAAGGTGTATACACAACTGCATTGGTGTTGGGGATCAAATTGCCATTAACAAATTGACCATTACCACCGGGATAACCAGCAGAACCGTTACCAGTTGTATTGGCAAAATTAAAATCAACGTTTTGAACGAGTTGGGTATATCCTACATTACGTAGGGGGCCAAAACGTGAGTCG